AGAGCTGCAATCAAGTGTTAAAGAAAAAGAGAGTGCCTTAAAAAGAACAACACAAAAACTTGAGAACGCAACAGAAGATTTAGATAAAGCTGTTGAGGAAATAGAAGAGCTCAAGAAAGAGAAGGATCCTGTTAAAGAATGAAGTTTATAACTATCAACAACAGGGCCCACGCAAAACTCAAGCTAGTCTGGTATGATATTGTTGGGGATAGTTCTCTTGGTACTGATCACGAGTTCGAGAGAATGAAGGCTGCAAGGATTATTACAGATTGTTACTTGTATGATATGTTTGAAAGTGATGGAGTAGAGTATGTTAGAACCTTTGCCTCATACCAAAACGATGAAGATATAGGATATGGAGATAGGAATGTATATCCGATGGAAGTCTTTAATATAGATAGCCAGAGATCAATCAGAAGTGCCCTTAAATTGATGAAGAAGAGGTCATCCTAGGGGTAAGAGCCTAATAATAAAGAAGGCTCTGTATGGCCCTTAAAATAGCTTTAAAGCCTATCATTAAAAACACCAGCACAAAAATGTCCAAAGACCATATAGCTCCTGTAAAAATGGCGATCTAGCTTAACACCATCTTCATCTTTAACTATTCTATGTTCTAATAGGGTGCTTTGGTGTGGATCGTGGCAAGTATCTTTATCAACCATAACAGGATGATAGAATGGTTGTTCATTAAATTGTAAAAACAATATTATTACCCAGGTTTTCACATTACATCTATTAATTGTTTTATATGTTTATCTTTATCTTCTATTTGTTTTGATAGTTTTTTATTATCTTCTTCTAATTCTTTTACTCTTGTCTGTAACTTACCATTTATTTCTTTATGAGATTTACTAATTGTTTCATAGTTATTATTCTCTTCAACTACTCTATTAATATCTTCTTCTTTTCTTTTGAGCTTATCTTCATACATAGAAACTTTATTAATCATTAATTTATCTGCCTCTTTTTTTGCAGCCTCAACTTGTTTAATAGTTTCTAATTCTAAATTCTGTCTTTTTTGTTTTTCTTCTCTCCACATTTGTAACAACTCTTCATAACTTGAATTGTCATTTGAAGGTAAGCCTGTAGTTGGATCGTGTTTAATTCCCATCTATATTTTCCTTGGGATTTTTTAGTATTACCTTCTCTGCTTTATCTCTATGTCTATCTAGCCAATATTCTTCATAAGGTTTTACTATTACTCCACTAGGAAAATGAGGTGAGTGTTCTAGGTTTAATAATTCTGGATCATTGGCAGCATAGAATTTCTGGTGTGGTTTTCCACCAGGTTCATCAGAAGGCATAGTAATAACCACCACATCATTCTCTCCATCGTATGCGTTAATCAACTCTTTAACAAAGTCTTTCCCAAATCTACTCTTGTATAGGTTCAAGTTCTTTCTCCTTTGTAGTATTAATGAAAGTAGTATCAGCTTTTAATTTATTTACAATAGCATCAGTAAATCTATTAGTAGTGTATTGTAAAGCTAAAATCTTTTCTAAATTATTATTGATCCTAGTTAATTCCACTAAAATTTTTTGAGCAGTTTGACCACCAATCATTTTCCACTCCCATTTAAAATTTCAATACCTCTAGGTTTAGCTGGATGTATTTTAATTAAATGATCTCTCTCTAATAACCGGAGCATTCGATGCACATTACTATGAACACAGCCCATGTGTTTTGCTATCTCTCTAACAGTAGGAGGTATTCTCTCCTTCTTATGATAGGATTTAATGTAATCAAATAACCTTAATTGTTTTTTAGTTACCATCAGATTTGACATTCTTAACCTCCATTTCTTTAAATCTTTTTTTCTCTCTTGCTATTCTTTTATCTAATTCCTCGTGAGCTGCCGGTAATTCTTTAGATAATTCAGATTTTTTAGGAGCCTCAATTTCAACATAATCATTAAGCTCTTTTTTCTTCTCTTCAAAATCTTTGTTTTCATTATTAATTATTCCAACAATAGAGCTAATGTAATTAGTTATGTATTGCATCCATACTTTATTACTCTCTGCTTTAGCTTTGGTAGCTTTATCGATTGCCTGTACCTGGTTCCTATCAACCTCTTCATCATCTCCTATCTCAAGAAGGAATAGTTTTTGTAGAATATATTTAAAAGCATAAGATACAGCTTTACCAAAACCTTTATCTTGATTATCAATTCCTGTACCAGGATAATCTCCTACTTCTAAACTTTCTCCACTATCAATATCAATAATTTTAACACTCATGGTTACACTATGAATATTACCATCTCTATTACTGCTCTTAACTAATGGAATAATTATTAATCCAACTTTATTAAATTGGTTTCTAATAGCATCAGTTACATCATTATGTGTTACTGATTTATAAGGCATATTAGAATTTTTCTTTTTGATATAACCAGCATTCTTCATAACTGTGTGTATCTTCTGTCTAATGTTTTGTTTCGTCTGGATCTTCTGGGGGTTCGTCATCTTTATCTCCTAGTTTGTTAATGTGAAAAGTAAATATTTGGTTTTGTATTTTAAGGCCCTCGATTGCAGCCAGGGCCATAAGCTCAATAAGTTCTTCAACAAATTCAACTCCAATATCAACACCAAACTTTTCCAATATTCGTAGTCGAATGCGTTTAGCACTCTCTTGCCTAGCAAGTAAGTAAGCATTAATTTGAAAATGTTTTCTATCATCTTTTGACACTATGCTTTACCGAGAACCTCCTGTATTTAAGTGGAGGCCCTTCAAGTTTTATTACTTTAGTTTTTGCTTTCTCCATTGTGGTATGTCTAACTTCCACATCATTACATTTAACAACCTCATGCTCTCCCATTATTTCTTTCATTCTTTTTGATGAGAGATCTTTAATTTCTTGAGAGGCTTTAATTGCAGTATTAGCAGAATGATAATCATCCACTAATTTCTGGAGCTCATTGTTACCATCCATATTAAAAGCATTTAAAACACCATTACCTATAATTAATTTGGATGCCTCTTTGGTATTCTCTGGAGGATACCAATAGTCTTTACCATTCATAATGCCATCAACCCTAAACCAAAAATCTGTTGCAGCATCTATTAATAGCTGTTGTATCTTTTTATCTGGAAAATATACAAACCATTGTAGATCCCAGCCCTTAACCAATCTAACTAAAAGGGAAAAATTACTAGCAGTTGTCAGCAACTGTGATTGTTGTTGAAACTCCTGGTATAAGGGCACAGGATCTGTAGCAGCACCGGAGAAATTTTTAATTTCAATGTTACCTTCTCCGGATAGTTTATGTTCCACATTATTGTGATCCAATAAACTTATTGTTTTGCTAAATTTTATTTTAGCATCTAATGAACTGCCAATCTTCCCTCCCTTAACTTTAAAAAAATATCCTTGATCCGGAACATCAATTTTAAATGTAGCTTGTTGTTCATCACAGATTTCTTTTAAGTCGTGGGAGAAAAGATTAAGTATAGCTGGTTCTAAATATGTACCAGCCTTAACTTTGGGTAAGTTACTTATGTCATCAGTAACCTCCTCTCCTTTGAGCTCTTTGATGGCTCTTTCCAAAACTTCATTGGGAGTTTGGAAACTTTTATAACCTTCAACACTTCTGATTAAATTTACTATCTTACTAGATCCTAATTCATAATTTTTTAATGATGTATAAACTTTATTTACAGGCATTAAATTGCTCCAGGAAAATAGTAGTAGTAACACTTATCTGAAAGTGCACACAAAAATATTGTGAAGAAATAAATCATAGCAATACAAGCTAGGAAAACAAACCCTTCAAAAATAGATTTCAATATTTTCATTCAGACCTCTCTTTATTGGTGTCTAATTGTTTATCTTGTGGTTCTCTTTTAGACACATTTTGGTTATTATCTACAGAAACATTAGGAGAACACAGCTTTCCATCAATTACTGTTATTGGATAATCAAAAAAGTAATTAACAGGAACCTCTAATGCTAGTGAAAGTTGTTTAATTCTAAAACCACTCACACCATTTATTCCCTTTTCGTACTTCTGGACTTGCTGGAAAGTTACGAAAAGTTCTTTGGCAAGTTTTGTTTGAGTTAATTTTTTGTTTAGTCTTTGCTTTAAAATTCTCCGACCAACTATTTTATTAAACTCACTTGCTTTTAGATCATTATGATCCATTACGCACCTACTCTTTCTATGATGTTTTTAACTGTTGTAGGATACCAAACTCCATCATTATAAGTTTTGATACCTCTATTATTTAAAGCAACAGAAATATCCTGGAGTGTATTTAATCCAGCAGCTCTGATACTTTTAATAATTTCATTAATCTTATTTGCGAATTGATCTGCTTGTTGTTGTTTAACTTTGTTACCTTTAACACCAGCTTGTTTAAGATTTACTTTATTACCTAGTGGTGCTCCATTCTTTTTAGCAATAGCCAGGGCAGCTTTAGTATTTTTTCTTAATGTATCTAAATACTGTTCAGCTACAGCAGCAAGTAATTGAATAGTAAATTTGTTAGCATCTGGTATATCGCAACAAACGAAATCAATCTTACTGTTTTGTAATTTAGCAACAAAGTATAAGTTACGAGCAAGTCTATCTAATCTTGCTATAACTAATGTTGCTTTTTCTTTTTTGCATAACTCCAGGGCCTTTAGTAGTTCCGGTCTATCACTTTTAGATCCACTTTCAGTTTCTTTAAAAGAGGCAATCAATTCATTGTTACCAACATATCTTTTAACAACACTCTCTTGATCCTGGATACCATAACCATCTTTGCCTTGGTCTTGAGTTGATACTCTATAGTAAGCTACATATTTCATATTAACCCCACTTCACTTCCTGGTACTCTGGATGTTTATTTACCAAAGAACCATTGAAATTGTTTTGGATTTCTACCAAAGTTTTATAAAGTGATTTCTTAACTGCATCTCCTTCACAAGCCTGGTATAAAAAACAACTTAAACTTTTAACTAATTGATAATCATTATGGCCCAACTGTCTGCTCAACCATACAGCTTTAGATCTATTTACATCACAGAATAATTCTTTGAAATCATCTGGGTATCTCTCTTGTAAGCTGTATCTATTTAATTCAAGAAGTTTATCAAAAACTTGACCACCATTCTTATTATAGGCATCTTTAAGTTTTTGTATCTCCTTATATCTTGGCCCATATACTCCAACTTTACTGATTGCTTTTAATACTCTTCCTAAACAATCTGTATCTACTTGATAAGCACTCATTATATTTTCTCCTTTGTTATATTTCTTATTAATGGTCTTATATTGTTCATATTGATAGATATATATATTCAATATATATAAGTCAATACATTAAATTAAAAAAAAGGAAAAAAAATGCAACCTCAATTAACACCTATTTATCTGAAGATTTCCACTAAATTAAAGGGAAAGCTCCAAAAAGAGGCTAAAAAGCATCGAGTATCTA